GTTTCTCTATTAGTTCGTTGAGATTAATACGAATCTCATAGTCTCTGTATACAGGGCTCATCGGTTCATCTTAATTTCTATGTTTTCTTTGATGCTATTCATATCAGACTTGGATTTGTTTAGACCAAGTGTACCAGTATCATCTACATGCATCACTGTAGCAGAGTCAGAATGATCTAGGATTTTCTGTTTGATCTCTAGTTGCTTCTTCTCCTTTTGGATACGTCTCAGAAATGCATAGTATATGATCTGAGTAAAGTAAGCAAAGGGATTAGAAGACTTCTCTGGATCAAAGTTATCTATGTACTGAAGACAGTTCTCTATACCATCACATATCATGTCCTCCCTGAATGGGTAGTTCACGAAGTTTGGTTTGTAAGATAGGTGGGTAGCAATCTTAAGGAAGCACTCACCTATGTAATTAGGTACTCGTGGTTTGTCCTTCTCATGCTCACGTGAATAGATGACCCTCTCTCTATAGATGGTCATTGCTTCTAGGAGTTCTTTGTTGTTTACATAGTACTCGGTCTTTGCTCGTTTGGCCATATAATTCTTTTGCCTATAAGAAGTATAGCATACTCTGTTGCATTACGCAATGTTTAAGTTTCGTAACAAAATGGTCAAGGGACTTGACGTGACCCCACATACACCTGTACACTTAACAGTGTTGCTGTTCAAAACAATCTTCTAGCTTCTTTTAAATATTTTTTCTAAAGACTCTCTAGTATGTTTGACTGAACCTAGATATCCAGGTATTATTTTTTGTGGATTACCATCCTTACCTTGGTTCTGGAACTTAGCTAGTTCTTCTGCTTTCCTACTATTAGATACACATTTTAAATAGAAGTTCTTTATCTTATCATCACATTCAGTCATAGTAATTACCTGTGATTTAGGAATAAAGAATACATCATCAAAAGTAGAATGGATCCATTCAACAAGATGGAACCCTTCTACTTTTCTTTTTTCTTTACTTGCCTTTACATGCTGTACTAACATAGGATCATGTAAAATAACTATTTCATCATCAGGTACATAACATACCTTAGTTAATAGTTCTTCTCCAGATACTAGTTTAACAGTAGCAAAGAATTCGTCTTCCATCATCGTAGGTTTACCTTTATTGTTTCATGTTTAAAGTTTTCTTCTAGATATATGTTTACCCTTTCATTCAGATGTTTAAGGGTATAGTTCTTTCCATTAATATCATCACCAATATCATACAGTGTTGCTATTGATTTACCTTCTCCCTTCCTAAGTACTCTACCAATGGATTGTAGATTTCTAATACGTGATTTACTGGGAGAAGCGAAGATGATATTATGAAGCCGCTTAATATTAATCCCAGTACTAAAAGTACCATATGACGCAATGATAACCGCATTGTCCTCCTCCTCTGTAAGTTGTCTTACCTCTTCTCTGTCCTGAACATCAGTACCACCATGTACAAAGAAGACCTTCCTTTTAGAATCTACAGAATTATTTATTAATTCGTACAACGGTTCACCATGTTTCTCGATATAATTAAAGAGTACAAGGGTGTTTCCTTCTATGTCTTTGACTAGATTGGTGATCAATCGATTCCTTGCCTTATGACTGACTAAGTAATCGATCTCCTCTTGGTATGTGTTGAAATACTGAGGGTCATGTTTACAAAGCAAGACTTTTATCCTAAAATTGGACAAGTAACCTGACTTAATCAGTTCATCTGTCTTAGTCACTTGCTCACACGAACCAAAGAGACCCTCTAAGACCCACTTATGGGTCTGTGTGCCGTTCAAAGTACCAGTAAATCCAAATCTATACTTGGCGTTGTGTAACTTAGTCATGATCCCTGTAAGAGATTTACTCTTAAACAGATGTGCCTCGTCTCCTATCACACAGTCAAAGTCATCAAAGTATCTTTTAGGAAACTTGTATATTGACTGCCATGTAGATATGATAATGTTCTTATCTGTATTTTTATCTTTACCACTATAAATCTTATGAATATGCGACTCAGCATCCCAACCGTATTCAACAAAGTCGTTGACCATTTGTTCAACCAGACTGGTAGTAGGGACTATGATCAGCGTTTTCTTGCTGGTAGCAGCATAGTATCTGACGAGGGCATAGATCATAAGAGACTTTCCAGATCCAGTAGGAGAAAGAAAAAGTTTCCTATTACATTTTAATGCATCGTATACTGCTTTGTATTGGTATGGTCTAGGTCTCATCTTGGATATCTTATCCATGAATACCTTAACACCAGCAGGTGATACAAATCCATTGATGTCTTTTACAGACCCATACCTTTCATTAAACTCTTGTGTTAGACTATAGTTGTGTTCTTGTGCCCACTCATCTAGATGATCTAACAAACCACAATACAACTCTCCTGTTGCTGGAGAATATAATCTTATCATCCCATCCCAGTATTTGAGTTTGGGATTTTTTCTTTTTATAAACTTTGCATCTGGTACTTCAAACGAGAAGTAATCTGATAATTCGTGATGCACATGGGGTTCTCCTTGAACCTTCATATACACTTCATTCTTTTTCTTAACAACTATATCAGTCATCAGTCAGTACCATTGATAAACTTTTCCCATTCAATTGCTGACTTGATCTGAAAGCCTCTGTTAGATACTTGCTTCATTACACAGTCAAGAAAGTAAAGCATCTGGTCAATATACTTTACCTTAGCTTCGACATTGATAATATCACTGTCTGCTTCAATATAAGTTTTCATCTTATCTTGAGTTGAAATCCTACCACCAAAAGGTTTCTCAGCATATGTTTTAGCATCTGCTTCACCACCGTAGTATTCTTTTTTCTCCTTGACTAATTTACGAACCTCAAATTCTAAAGACGTTTTGATCTGTTGTAAGTCAATGTAATGGTTTAAGTATTTATTATGTTGGAAAGGAATTTCTAATGCTAACTTTCCTAAGTCAGTGCTGTATGCTTTGTCTTTGAATTGGAAGTCTACTTCACTATCAACTTCCCATTCAGATCTAATTGTATCAAAGCGATTACGAAGAGTTTCAAAGTTCATTTAATGATGAGTCAGTTATAGTATAGGAATGATACTTAAAGACTGCTGTAGCAGTTAAGTATTGTTGATCACTTAATGTAGCATCGAAGTTAAGACCAGATACACTGATAGGAAACAGGTTATTGAAATTAACTACGAAGTTAGTAGCATAGTTTGAAGTGGTAACTATAAGTTGACCTCTACTATACTGTGGTTCTTCTGGTACATTCTCTGGTTTAGAACCATCGTTACCATTTGATTTCATCCACTTCTGTACTGAAAGGAGGTTAGTTAATCCTTCATCAACAATAAAGGTTACTTGGAAATCACCAAAGGTAACTCCACCACCAGGTACTATAGGTAGACTACGAAATCTAGATGGGACTTCAGTTACAGGCATCGCCATGTCTGGTATATTTGCAGACTGACAAAAGAAATCCACCCCTTTAAAGTTTTCAAGTTCTAATTGAAAACCAAGAGGTGAAAGATAATTTCTGTTTGATAACTGCTCGTTATACCATTCAGCGGCCACGACAACTTCCCAAGCTATACTTTATTTAGTATACCACCAATACGGTCCTTCTCCTGGACCACCTGTATAATCATCATCGTCATCATCCCATGTAACATGGATGTTTGGTGTCTTTTTCTTCTTCCAACTATTAACCGCAATAACTGTAGCAATGGATGCAGCAGATACTATAGGTGAAGCGAAGAGTAGTATCTTCTGTAACATTAGTAATGGTATTCGTCAAGTATGTCCAATGCACTATTTAGAGCCTGTTGTGCTGACCACCGTTCTATAGGTGTCCACTTAGGTTGATACATCTTAGTATCTATATCCGTTTTTAGTTTCAATAACCTAGCCGTCATATCAACTTTGGAAAGTCTCCCATTCATTATGTAGAAGGCAAAGGTTCGTGTGCTTTCATAGTTGCGAATGCATTATTGTAGTATGGTGAATGTGTATCACCAGCCTTCTCTAGTTGGTAGACAATAGATGACCAAATGAGGTATTGCATGTAACTCTTCTGCATAATATATTATAACATGTATTCAATTATATAGCCAATAAAAAAGCACCCTTTCGGGTGCTTTGTATGAGTATCGTAACCTCGATTTACATGAGGTTAGTAACTTGTACACGTCTGTAGTACATGTTAGCATTAGCGGTGAGGGTCTCTCCATCAGGAGTACCATTGTATGCACCGTTAGTTGTAACGAATGGGTTTGAAACCATACCATAACGTGTCTTGAATCCAATTTTTGGTTGGAAGTTGTTAGGATCAATACTGCGAACCATTTGTAGAGGTACATATGGGCAATAGAATAATCCAGCGTCATAAGGAGAAGTTCCCTTATAACCAACAACATAGTAGTGCTTATCAGATAGATTAGCAGCATAAGGGTCAACGTAGACCTTAATGCGTCCGTTGATTGTACCAACTAGAAGATTTCCAGTATCATCAACTTCACCGATGGAAGGACCACCAGCACCAGTTAAACCAGAACTATAGTCAAGTACACCAGCCATTGCTAGAGCACTAGCAACGTCAGCAGAACACATCAAGAAGTTACCCTTTCCTCTACGAGTCTCTTGTGCGATTGCGTTACAATCTCTCTCGATTTGGAATAGGAGTCCCTTGAATTTCTCAACTGACCATCTACCGTTTGAATCAACGTCTAGATCGAATATACCAGCAGTTGCTACGTTATTAGCAGCACCTTTCTTAGCAACGCTATAGACTCTACGAACAACCTCACGGTTGATTTCAGCAAGCACTTCAGAAGATAGGATGTTAGCAAGTTCTTGCTCGGCATCTAATCCATGAATAGCTTTCAAGTCTTGAGCTAGTTCTAAGGTATACTCTGCCTTGAGGGCTCTGGACTTAGCAGTCACAGAAGTCTTCTCAATGCTGAATGACATCTCACGGAATAGGTTTCCAGTCTCACCCATTGTTTCGAGTGATTCTCTGCTCATTCCAGCAGCTACTTCGTAAGTTCCAGGAGAACTGTCGTTAAGAAGTGATGGGTTGTTACCATCTGATAATGAGTTACCAGAAGCAGAAGTACCATCTCCAGCACGAACAGCATAGTCTCCCTTGTTGGTGTCTCCACCAGCAGAGAATCCTGTGTCTGCCTCGTTGAAGAGTGCTTCCTCTCCACCTTGATTCTCGTAACGAGATCTCATTGCGAAGATCAATCCAGTAGGACCAGACATAGGCTGGACACCACAGATATCATAAGCAACTAGGTTAGGCATTGAACGGCGAATCAAGCTGATCAATACTGGGTCGAAACCAGCAAGTCCAGCTGTGTTTGAGTTACCTAATGCACTGTTAGCAGGTGATACAGTACTTGCACCGAGAGCGTTCACGGCGACTTCGTTTAGCATTCCACGTTCTTCACGTAGGAAGCGTTCTTGGTTTTCTAACAGAACGGCGGTAACTGCCTTCTTATAATTGTCTTTGATTCCTGGTGAGGATTCGTGACTAAGAACAGGAGCCCACTTCTCAGTTAGTTGTTTAGCATTAAACATTTCTAATAGAAAATTAATTTACTTTATTGTGATTCAGACCATCTGCTGAGTGCGTCTACATATGCTCCCATTGCTGGTGCAACTGCTTCAGACTCAACTGGTGCTTCTTCCTCTGTGCTCGCTACTTTAGGAGCGTTGGAGAAGTAACTCTCCTTGAGTGTACTAATCTTCTTGGAATATTCTTCCTCGTTAGTAAACTCAATACCCTCTGCAAGTGCAGCGAGTTTGTCTTTCTGAGTATCCACCAATCCCTCTGAAACAGTGTTCAGAATTACTTTTTGTGTGTTCTCATTTAGACGTTTTTGAAGTTTCACATTAGACTTGACCTGTTCGTCTAGTCTTTCTTCCATTTCACGAA